GGTTTAGAAGTTGACAATATAACTGGACAAGAAATAAATCCCGAAGGCAACATAGACGAAACAAAGATACAAGATCTATTGTTTATGGAAAACCGAGACAGGAAGTATGATCCAGATATTTTTGAATTACGTGGAGTATATAATGTAAGTGACAACGACTTTGACTTAACCCAATTTGGCCTATTCTTAACAAACGATACACTTTTTATTAGTTTTCACATTAACGACATGGTTGAACGTATGGGTCGTAGACTTATGCCAGGAGATGTAATTGAATTACCTCATTTAAGAGATGAATTATTGCTTACTGCGGAACGTGAAGCTATTAACAAATTTTATGTAGTACAAGATGCGGCAAGAGGCAGTGAAGGATATAGTCAAACATGGTATCCACACATTTGGCGTGTTAAAGTAGCACCACTTACAGATACACAAGAATACGCAGATATACTTGGTACTGCTAACGATCCAGACAGTTTAAAACAAGATTTAAGTAATTATAAAACAGAACTTAACATTAGTAATGCAATTGTAGCGGCTGCTGAAAACGCAGATCCATTAGGGCTTCCATTAGCAGAACATTTATTTGGACAAGAAGATAAAACTGATGAATATGTACATGGCGACACACTAGTACAAGGTGATCAGTTTCCAGCTTTTCCAAATGATGGAGAATACTTTGTTAGAACTGATTTCCAACCAAATAGACTGTTTGTAAGACGTGGAAGTAAATGGCATAGATTATATGACAATATTACTGGCCAAACTTGGAGTGATAGAACATACAATGCAAGTAGCTTTATTAACAATAATAAAACAACAGTAGTAGATGATAAAGAACAGCCAGAACGTCAGGCAATATCACAAGCTATTAAACCTAAGAGTGATTTTAAATAATGGCACAACAATATTTTTATGATAAACAAATTCGTAGATACATTCAGCAATTTATAAGATTGTTTAGTGGCTTTAACGTTGAAATGGGAAAGAACGATCAGGACTTAGCTGTATTCCAACAAGTTCCTGTACGTTATGGTGACATTAACAGAATGGCTGCCCACATAACAAGAGAGAACAGTGAAAACATTATTAATACTGTTCCATTTTTAAGTTGTTATGTAACTAGTTTAGACATGATGGCAGATCGTAGAACATATCAAGATCATGTTGATAAGGTTCAAGTGTTTGAAAAGAAATATGACGACACTACAGGAGCATATACTAACGAAAAAGGTAACAGCTACACAGTTGAAAGACACGCACCCGTTCCTTACATGCTACAAATGAATACTGACATTTGGACATCTAACACAGATCAAAAATTACAGTTAATGGAACAAATACTTGTATTGTTTAATCCTACATTAGATATTAGAACTAATAGCAGTGTAATAGATTGGACAGCACTAAGTCATGTAGAGTTAACTGGAACAACATGGAGTACTAGAAGTGTTGGTTCTAGTATAGATGATATTATTGATGTTGCAACGTTAAGTTTTAACATACCAGTATACATTAATCCACCAGCTAAAGTAAAACAACAGAAATTAATTCACACTATTATCAGTGAACTTTATAACCTAGACGAAGACAACTTAGACTTGTTTAAGAACGAACAAGCATTCGACAAAAAGACGTTACAATACACAGTTGTAACATATGAAGATAGAAAAGTAAAGTATGAAGATGGCAATCTGCAATTACTAAATCAAAACGGATCTACATTAGACGACGATGGTATAACTTTAGATTGGTCTAAAGAATTACTAGCATTTGGAGTTTTAAGACCCGGTATAAGTCAATTGCGACTTAGAAAAAGTACACAAGTATCTGATGTAACAGAAGATATTATTGGCAGATTAGACATACATCCATCAAATGTAAATCTATTAACAGTCGACATAGATGCAACAACATTACCTACTAATACATTAGGTACAGTTGATGCTATATTAGATCCAGCGATTAACTTCCCTGGCGATGGTACTATGCCATCAGCAGCTACAGGCCAAAGGTATATCTTATTATCTGATTTACCGTCAAGCACTAATTGGGGCAATGTAGTAGCTGGTAAGTATGATATCATAGAGTATAATGGGTCAGCATGGATTGTAAGTTTTGATAGCTCTAACATTTCGGCAGTAAATTACGTAACTAACGTAGCAAGTAATGACCAATTAGAATGGAATGGCTCTGAATGGGTCAACAGCTATGAAGGAATTTATAATGCAGGCTACTGGCGACTATATCTGTAACACAGATGATCCATGCGACGATTGCACACATTGGATAGGCACACTATAACATGATAACAGCAAGCGGTTGCTTATTTTTAAGCACAGACACAGGCAGAGTTATGCTACAGCAAAGAAGTGGCGCTGTCAACCATCCTAGAACATGGGGCTTTTTTGGCGGCAAAGCTGAGGGTAAAGAAAGACCTGTTGAATGTTTAATGCGTGAGGTTGAAGAAGAATTAGGATTAGTTCCTGATGTTAAAAAAGTTATTCCAATTAACAAGTTTACAAGTCCTAATAAGAAATTTATATACCATACATTTGTAGTTACAGTAGAAGAAGAATTTCTTCCTATATTAAATAATGAAAGTGATGGTTATTGTTGGGTTAAAGTAGGTAATTGGCCTAGGCCGTTGCACCCTGGTGCTAAGATACAATGTAGTTCAAAACAGTTCATTAAAAAAATAAAAACTGTATACGAACAGCATACTACGCCGTTGGAAAAATAATACCCATTTCTTTTCTAGTAAACATTCTATCTAAAAATGCATTAAATACTTCTTCAGTATCATATTGATGAAGTTCGCTAAATTCAGGATCAACTTCAATAATTTCTTCTATAGTTCTTATATTATATGTAAAGCCTAATGCAATTGCAGTTTCTTTCCAACCCGAATATCTTTTTAACTTAAAATGTTTTTTTATTTCAGCACATTCAATTTTAACTTGCTGTAGCATTTTTTCATCATTCTCGTACCAAGTGTACATCGGGTAATCAATATCCCACCCACCTACATGTTTCCACCATTTAACACATTCTTCTGGTGTATCGTGGAATGCCCATATTGTAGCTTTTGGAAATAATTCTTTTAATAATGGTATATGATAACTAAACCAATGACTTTTAATAATTTTAATCCCATGGTCCCAATTAGCAAATGGTGCTTTAAACTCTTTTACTATTTCTTCTTTTGTTAAATGTTGAAGTAAATCAAACTTATGACCTACTGGATTATCCGGACCCCAATATGCGCCTCTGTGCCAGCCAACAACTTCTCCATTAACTTTTTTTCTATAAACAAAGTCATTTTTATTATCACTTAAATTAATATCTCTACATAAAAGACTAAGCATACGAATTGCTCCACTCCATCTAGAACCTGGAGCTCCTGTAACTATTATTAAGTCTTCACCTTGGTATTCCATTATATGCCTTTGTTAAGTTCTGTTAATATTTTATCTGCTAGATAATTATGAGTTTTAGGTCCTGGGTGTGTTTGGTCTCTTCCTAAGTCTATCATTTCTTCTTTACTGTATTGTATTGATTTAATATGTGTTGGTTGATAATCATAGAACCAATGCTTTCTTCTTTCATTTGGTTCTAATATATAATACTGTGCATTTGGAAATGCTTGTAGTAATGCTAATTCAAACATTTTAAATATTTTACCATTGCTTTGTTTAAAAGTTTCTCTAACAAGTTCTCTAACTTTTGCATCTTTTTCTTTTCTTAACCAAAATCTCATAAGCCAGTTAGTGTCATTAACACCCCAGAAATCAGTAAGTATAACGTACTTTGGATTAAGTTTAAAATTAAATAAATTATCTGCCATATCTGTTAATGTATCAAAATCACTTATATTAAAATGGTTCAATGCTAGCTTTTTAGAAAGCAAATATGGTATACTCATCTCATACGGTATTCCAGTTCCTAATAATAAACTACCACCCGCAAATACTATACCAACATCAGTTAAATCATCTGGACCTCTATATCCATATTTGTTCCATGTATAACTAAAGTCCAATTCGGCATTATTATCCCAATCAAGTTCTTGTATTGCATTAAAAGTAAAATGGTCAGTTCCATTTTCTCCTATTTTACATTTGTTTCCTGTATCATGTCTGCCATAATATTTTATTGTTTCGTTTGGCAGTCTTGGTTGTTTTGCAGATTTTTCACCTGCGGTATATTTAAACTTTGGATCTACGACTGGATTTCCAAATTCTATCATACTTCAATAATCCTATTAGGATCTGGATTGTCAATCATGTGTTGTACTTTATCACTAACGAATCCAGTAAACTGAAAAGTAACTCTAGGTGTATATCCAAAGTTAGCTGTTCCGTGTGGCATATTACACCAATCATAAGTTATACACGTACCTGCTTTGTATCCTTGATGGTAGGTATTACCAAATTGCCATACATGACCATAGTCCCAATCTTGTAAGTGAACTAGGAATCTTCTTAATTTTAAAGGATTTTTATCTGCACCTGCTTCTGTCCAAACTTTACGCCAACCTGGTCTTGCATATCTCATTTGTTGATCAATATGTATAGGAGTAACTTGTCCTAATTTTTGTATATGCATTCTCGATTGGTGTACTTCTACTTCTAACGAGTCAATCATACGTAAAAGTATTTCATACTCTGGTGCAGGATTGCGTCCAGCATAGTAATTCTTTCCGTCTTTATCAAATTTTGCTTTAACAACCATGTCATGATACATACCGCTTATATCTTCTTTACCAGATGCATTTAAAACGTCTTGTATTTCACCATCATGTAAATCTTTGTCTTGTTTACTTAAATTTCTATTT